GGTGATCCAGTAGTAGCTACTACTACAACTTTAGAACCAGGCCTTTGGTCATTAAGTAGTTTTGGAGAAGTTTTGGTTGCAACTATTGCTAATGGTAAAACATTTACATGGAATGCTGGTATTGCCGCAAGATTAACAACAAGAGCATCACAACTTACAACGAGTTTTGAAACAACTAACAATCCAGATAAAAGTAGATTAACTTTAGTATCTCCTACTACAAGACACTTAATTCATTTTGGAACTGAGGCCACTATTGGCACTCCTACTTCTCAAGAAGATTTATTAATTAGATTTTCCGAACAAGAAAATATAAATACTTATACTATTCAAGCAACAAACACAGCTGGTTCTCAAAGATTACAAGATGGTACTAAAATTATGGGAGCTATCTCTGCTAAAGAAAATATTCTAGTATGGACTGATAATGCTTTATATACCATGAAGTTTGTTGGTGCTCCATTTACATTTGGATTTGAACAAGTAGGTACAAACTGTGGATTGATTGGACAGAATGCAGCTATTGAAATAGATGGTGTTGCTTATTGGATGTCTAACAATGGCTTCTTTTCTTTTGATGGTACAGTTAATACTTTACCGTGTTCGGTTGAAGACTATGTTTATGATGATGCTGATACAACTAAAGGACAACAAATTTGTGCAGGAATTAATAATTTATTTACCGAAGTTACTTGGTGGTACCCAACATCAGGATCAGATTTTAACAACAGATATGTAGTTTATAATTATGGTCAAACTAATCAACAAGTGCCAATGGGTAATTGGTATACAGGAACTAATACTAATTCAATTAGAACAACTTGGATTGATTCATTAGTTTATCCTAAACCTTATGCAACAGCATTTGATAGTACAGGCACAGGCACATTTCCAGTTATTGGTGGAGAAACTGGCTTAGGTAAAACCGTATTTTTTGAACATGAAATAGGAACCGATCAAGTTAATCCTGATGGATCTACTACAGCTTTAACTTCTTTTGTAGAATCTTTTGATTTTGCATTACAAACAGATCAAGGTATTGGAGAATATTTTTTATCTATGGGTAGATTTTTACCTAATTTTAAAAACTTAATAGGGAATGCAATAGTGAATGTATCAGTCACTCCTTTTCCAGCTGCTCCTAATACCACAGCTTCCTTTAGTCCTTTTACAGTTGACACTTCTACTACATTTGTTAGTACTAGAGCACGAGGAAGGTACGCAGCTATTAAAATTGAAAATACAGGATCAGGACAAAGTTGGAGGTTTGGAACTTTTCAAGCTGATCTTAAACCAGACGGTAGAAGATAATGACAAAGATAGCAGTAAGATTACCAGAACCAAAAAAAGAATACACGGAAGATAACCAAAGACAAATCAATAGATCTTTTTCTTCAATAGTAGAACAACTTAACTCTACATTTTTAACTCAGTTAAAAGAAGATTCTGAAAGATACACATGGTTTGGACTAGGATAATATGGCTAACATATATTTAAACGCAAAAAAAGATTTAACAACTAGTACAGTTACTACTTTATATAGTGTACCTTCTAACTCAAGAGCTATTGTAAAATCTCTTTTAGTATCAGAAGATACTAATACAGCTACTACTATTACTGTAGATTTATTTGATGCAGATCCTTCAACAGGTAACAAGTTTAACTTATTTAAAACACAAGCGGTATCAGGTAATGAAACTTTACAACTTTTAACCGAACCTTTAATTATGTTAGAGAATGAAGTACTTCAAGTAACAGCAGCAGATGCTAATACTTTACATGTGGTAGCATCAATACTAGAAATTAATAGAGAGGATAGATAATGACAATTGTAGCACAAGAAGAAGAAATTAAATACGAAACAATAAATGGTAAATCAGTCTTAAAATATAAGCCTAGAGTAGAACTTACTATTGTACATACAGAAACTGGAAGAGAATATTTATCAGAAGAAGAAGCTAAAGCTGATGTAAATAGCCCTCATACAGATACTAAACAAGAGCATATATCTAAGAGCGTACATGTTAAGGTAATTGGGCTTCCATTAGGCACTGATACAAACATAAAGTAGATTGACTGGAAGGAAAAAACGAAGTAAAATGGTTGATACTAGCTTACATACAAGAGTTGCGACCTTGCTTTTCAATAATATAATAGGAAGATAATATGGGATTTTTTTCAAAGATACGTAAAAGAATTAAAAAGATAATACCAAAGGAAATACGTCCTTTCGTACCTTATATAGCAGCAAGTATGGTAGGTCCTGCTGGTATTGGAGGTTTGGGACAAACAGCATCTAGATTTATGACGGCTGCCGCAGCTAGAGCAGCAAGTGACGATGAGGCAAATTTAAAAGACATTGCAAGAGCCGGAGGTTTAGCAGCACTTCCTACAGCACTATCTAATTATGGTAAAGGAACTGGAATGTTTCCAGAGTATGCTAAAAAAGCTGGAGATTATATTCAAAAACAAGGAGCTTTAAAAACTTTAGCAGCCCAAGGTGCAATAGACGCAGGAATTAAAGCAGCAGAATTAAATGAAGACGCATTGGACAAATACAATAGAGAATTATTAGAACAAGGAATCGCGGATAAAGCAGGAAGAAGATCTGCTATCAGAGCAATCTACGAAGGTACTGGAACGTGGGACATGGATGAAGTTGATGAAATGCTAGACACTTATGGATACAGAACAGGTGGTAGAGTTCGTCATGCAGCGGGTGATATGGTTACCGCAGATTCAGCAGAAGTAATATCGGAAGTTCCTCAAGCTCGACTAAATCAGATTCAAGGTAGTCAAATGGCTGAAGATGCTTACAATCAAATATTTCAAAAGTTTATGGAAAGATTTCCAGGACTTGCAACAGGTGAAGAAACACTAGAAGAAATGGTTGCAATGCTACAAGCAGAAAATATAATGGAAACTCCAGGGTTAGGTATTTTAGGAGTTGATGCAGCGATGGAGATGATTACTCCTGAGAGTGCAAGAACAAGTGCACAAGCTATTTCAAGACATCGTTTAAGTGAGGGCGGAAGAATTGGTTATGCTTTAGCCGGAGCTGTCACAAAGGACGAGAAAAAAGGAAAGAAAAAAGGAAAAAGAAAATTTGATAAAAAGAAGAAAAGATGGATCCTAGACGAGGAAGGTAGCTACGAGGATTTTACCGATTCACTTAGTGCAGCTCAAGAGGGTTTAGAAAGATTAGAAGAACAAAAAATTAAACCATTACCTATTAGAGAATTAAGATTAGCTAGAGGTGGTGATGTTGATGATGAAGTTATGGAATTTGATGAAGAAATTATTACACCAGATTATTTAATGAAAGAAGAAGGTGTAGAAATTGGAGAACAAGTATCTGATCCAAGTAGAATGGATGAATTAAATTCTTTATCTATGGATTTATTTGGTAAACCTTTGGGAGAATTAAATGAAATACAAATGGAAATGTTAATGAACTTTGCTTCACAAAAAGCTTCTGCTTATACACAAGACGAATTAGATATGTATGAAAATTATAAATATGACATGAATGAACAAAGACCAGGCATGCCGATCATGAGTATTGATGAATACTTACAAATGGAATTAGGTGCAGCTAGAGCAGGTGTTGCTAGTGGTGGACTAATGGATTTAAATCCCAGTGATGATGTAGAAGTAATGGATGAAGAAGAAATTATTACCCCAGATTATTTAATGAAAGAAGAAGGTGTTGCGATTGGTCCTATGGCAGGTGGTGGAGACAGAGGTATGAGAGCACAAATGTTAGCTGAACAATTAGCAGAAGAACAATATGGAAAAGAATTCTATGATCTTTCACACGATCAACAAATGGAAATTTATACTATTGCTTTAGATATGATTGATAGTGGAGGGATGAAGAAAGGTGGCAAAGTAATTAAATTTAGACCTAAAGAAATTAAAGTATTTGGTAAATCAAAAGACTATCCTGGTATTAAAGAAATTATAAGAAGATCTAAACTTAGAGATAAACAAAGAAGTGGAAAAGCTGAAGGTGGACTGATGAATCTTGGTGGTAATGAAATGGATTTAAGAGGTGGTGGATTTGTACCTATGGGTGCAAAAGAAAGAGCAGATGACGTACCTGCAAGACTTTCTAAAAACGAATTTGTAATGACTGCTGATGCAGTTAGAGGCGCTGGTGGTGGAAGTGTTCAAAAAGGAGCTGATCTTATGTATGACACAATGAAAACTTTAGAGGCAAGAGGATAATGGCAACTACTACAACACGACAACTTAGAGAACCATTTGTAGAAGCCGCTGGTCTCGGTATAACTAATAAAGGTTTAGGCCTATTAGGTAAAAGTATTCCAACTTCTACATATACAGGTAGAGGTTTTGTAGCTGATCAATCAGCTTTAGAAAAACAAGCAGCTGCAGCAGCAGCTAATCTTGGAACTTTATTAGGTCCACAAGCTTATCAACAATTTGAAAGTCCATACCAACAAGAAGTAATTGATACATCTCTTGCAGCTATGGAAAGAGAACAAGCTAAAGGTCTTGGTGCATTAAGAAACCAAGCAGTTAGAGCTGGAGCTTTTGGTGGTGGTAGAGAAGCTGCCATGATGGGTGAGTATCAAGCGTCAGCAGATATGGCTAGAGCAATGCAAGAATCTCAATTAAGACAACAAGGTTTTGCTCAAGCTAATCAACAAGCACTAGCACAACTACAAGCACAACAAGGTTTAGGTACATACCAAACTCAATTAGGTGGTACACAAAGACAAATTAATCAAGGTCAACTAGCAGCGGATCAAGAAGCAGCTAGAGAAACAGCCTTTGCAGATTACACACAACTAGGTTTAGTTGCTCCGCAACTTGCATCAGTAATTGGTGGATTCCCAGCAGCTACACAAATGCAATCAACACCTCCTCCAAGCACAACACAACAGTTACTTGGATTAGGAATTGGTGGTGTTGGATTATTAGGGGCGGCTAAAGGATTATTGAAATAATATGAGCAGAATTTTAAGACGACCAATGTTTAGAGGTGGCCGTGTCGAAAGACGTGGCGGCGGAATTTCTCAATTAAGACCAGGCTATGATATGGGTGGTGAAGTAGAAGACTACATGGAAATTTTAGAAGCCGTTAGAAAATCTAGACCAGACTTACCCGAGAAAAAAGGAATGAGTACAGCAGACTATTTAAGAATAGCAAGTGCCGGTGCAGATATTATGGCTGCTCCTAGTGAAGGAAGTGGTATTGGCGGAGCTTTAAGATCAGCAGCTCCTGCGTTATCAGATTTAGGTACAGACATGGCAGCGAGTCTTGATGCGAGAACCGCGGCTAGAGCTGACCTATTAGCTAACGAAGAAAATGCTATTACAGATATAGCTGGAGCTATCATGAAGAGTAGAAATTACAGACCGGACCGTGGATTTGCTTTAAGTAAAAAACTTGATGATCTACAAAAGTTTGGTGAAGAAAAACAACAACTTACTGCGATTTTAAATGATCCAGCATTATTAGTTGGATATATTACAGAAAATAATATTGACGGAAAAGATAATACAGAGAAATTAACTAACGCTAAAGTAGCAATAAATAATAGATTAGAAATTATTAACTCTGCCCTAAGAGTGT